ACAGCAACAACAGGTACATATTAACAATTAATAAGCATAAAATGAAAAAGGTAGAATTAGGTGGTCAGTTAAGACCTATTAGGTTTAGTTACTTGTGTTTAAAGCAAATTTGCAACAAGTTAGGTTTAAAACTAAACGAATTAAATAAGTTAGGAACTGAGATAGACCACATTGGAGTTATCGCTTACTTTGGTTTGAAGTACGGTGCTAAAAAGAACGGAGAGAAGTTTAATTACAAAATATCTGATATTGAAGATTGGATAGATAATGAAGAGTTCTCTAAGATAAATGAAATATTTGAATCGTTCCAATTAGACCAACCTCAAGAAGAGGGAAAGTAGTAAAGGGTGAGGAAATTGATGATGATGGCGAGGATATTAATTGGGATAAACTCGAACAGATAGGATTAGGAATGATGGGGTTATCGTATGATGGATTATATGAATTAACCCCTCGTTCTTTTAATAATAAGTTAAAGGGCTTCTCTGAACATCACAATCAATCAAATCAAGACTCTTGGGAGCGAACAAGAACTATTATGATTGCTTGCTTAATGCCTCACTCTAAAAAGAAACTAAGACCTACTGATGTATTACCTTTTCCTTGGGATAATAAAAATAAACCAAAGAAAGAGATAGCCTCAAAAGAACATATACAAAAAGTTCTTGAAAGATATAGAAAAAGTAATTTTAATAAATTGTAAGTAATGGGTGCATCTGTAAAAACCATCTCGATAATTGTAGCAGCCAATATTAAAGGGCTGGAAGTTGGATTAGGTAAAGCGAACAAGTCGTTAGCTAAATTCGCTTCAGGAGCAGCTCGTATGGGTTCTCTTTTATCGTTTGGTGTCACAGCACCTCTAACTGCTTTAGGTAAATCAGCCTTCGATACATTCGCTAAGTTTGAGAATGGTATGATGAAGGTTAATACGGTTACTGGAGCTACGGTAGGCGAGTTTAAAATGCTTACAGACGAAGCTAAACGACTAGGTGCTACTACACAATTTACTGCACTTCAAGTCGCTGACCTTCAATTAGTATTAGGTCGTAAAGGTTTCGACCCGACTGCTATTAAAAATATGGAGAAATCTATATTAGACTTAGCATTAGCAACGGGAGAAGATTTATCTCTTGCAGCCGAAGTAACAGCATCCTCCATAAACGCTTTTAAATTAGAATCAAGCGACGCAGCAAGAGTAGCAAATACTTTAGCTTCAGCAGCAGCAAATTCATCCATACAACTTAGCACATTCTCGACTGCATTCGGTCACGCAGGGGCATCAGCAAACGCTGTAGGAGTAGAATTAGAAGAACTATCAGCGATGATGGGTGTTCTAATGGATAATGGTATCAAAGCGTCTAAAGCAGGTACAGGGCTTCGTAAGATATTTTCAAAACTTCACAAAGAAGGGAGGTCTTTTACGGAAGTTTTAGATTTAGCGACTCAAGGTGAGTTAGGGTTAGAAAAAGCAATGAAAATAGCTGGTCTTACAGCAGGTGGTCAACTACTTATTCTTGCTAAGAACAAAGATAAAGTAGCAGAATTAACTAAAGAGTATCAAACTAATACTGATAGGTTAATTGAAATGGCTGAAGCTATGGGTAAAACAACTTTAGCTAAGGTGTTAAAAATGCAATCTGCTATCGAAAGTATGAAACTTGAGATGGGTGCTTTAATTTCTGATGCTATATTACCTATTATAAAAAAAATAACAGAATGGGCTAGTGCATTTCAAGATTTAGATGGTGGTACAAAGAAATTAATACTACAAATAGCTGGAATAGCAGCAGTTCTGGGACCACTTTTACTTACAATATCTTTAGCTACAGCAGCTTGGGCAGCAATGGGAGGAGCTATAACTTTCGTTGTTGGGCAAATAGAATTATTAACTCTAGCTATAATGATTAACCCGTTAGGAGCTTTAGCCGTTGTAATAACAGCAGTAGCAGCTTATTGGTTAATTTTTAGAGATAACAATAGAGAGGCTAATAAAGAGTTAAGTGAAACTGAAGTAAAGGCTAAAAATGCAGCCGATAGATTAGCTGAGATTAATGATGAATTAGATAGGTCAGGTAAAACAAGTTTAGATTTAAAAAGAGAAGAATTAGAGGAAAGTTTAAAACCTTTAAAAGAAAAAGCTAAAATATTAGCAGATGAAATAAAAAATGTACAAAAGGCTTTTGATGAAACTGGTGATTTAGAATTAATGAAAAGATTAGGTTCGTTAAGTTCTGAATACAGAGAAGTTGCTGAAACAGCAAATACTTATATTTCTACATTAAATAAAATTACTGAATTAGAAAAAAAGCAAGCAGATGCTTTAAATGGCACTAATATAGAAGTAGAAGATTTAATCGATGGCTATGAAGATTTATCTAAAGCTCCACCACCACTACTACCTTCTTACTCTGAATTAACAGGTATAGATTTCGATGCTGGTAGTGGTAGTATACCTACTCAAATGCCCGAACCAACAATACCTCTATCAAACCTTGAAAAAAGTTTGTATAAAGCTGGTGATTTGATTGGTAGATTTTTTGAAAAGTGGGGAGAGTCGATACAAATGGTTGGTAGTATTTTCTCTAATATGCTTAACAATAAAATGGTTAAAATTGAAAACAACCATAAGAGGGAAGCTGCTTTAATAGAAGCATCATCTATGACTGAAAAAGCTAAATCTGATGCGATGATAGCTTTAGAGAAAAAGACAGCAGAAGAAAAAGCTAAAATTCAAAGGAAACAAGCTATAGCCGAAAAAATGTCTGCGATAGCAAGTGCTATTATGAACACAGCAACAGCAGTTACTAAGACTTTAGGTGAATTAGGTTTTTTAGGTATTCCTATGTCATCAATAGTAGCAGGGTTAGGGGCAGTACAAGTAGCTACAATAGCAGCCCAACCAATACCTCAGTTCGCTGATGGTGGGGTTGTATCAGGACCAACATTAGGTTTAATGGGTGAATATTCAGGTGCTAGAAGTAATCCTGAAGTTATCGCCCCGTTAGATAGATTAAAGTCGATTATAGGCGATTCGGGAGGTTCTAACACAGTTATACCTGATGTAAAGATAAAAGGTGATGATTTATTGATTGTGTTCGATAGAGCTAATAGAAGAAAAAGTAGAAGGTAGATATAGATGGCGTACAAGAAATTTAGACATAGCACCATTAAAGGTGAAAAAGAGAGTATTTGGAATGTAGAAATTTGGAAAAAAGATTTCACAGGTTCATCAACGGAAATCAATCTATCAGGAGAAGGTTTTGAAGTTACTTGGAATGGTCAAGGTGGTACTAGAGATACACAATTTATAGCTTCAGCTTGTACATTAAATTTAATAATTGAAAATAACACCGATGAAACATTTGTCTATGATGTTTTAAATACTGGTGTTCATAATTATTATATAAGAATTTATAAAGGAGCAGTAGATTCAGCTCACACAAATATTTGGTGGTATGGTTGGGTAGAGTCGGCATTTGATGTTGTAGAGAATCTACCTTATCCTTATGAATATAAATTAAACGCAACCGATTCTTACGGTTTCCTTAATAAATTAAAGCCTGATTCTTTCGCAGACGAACAAACTAAGGTAGCTACTATTGATACAGTTAAAAGTTCATTACTTAATGTTTTATCATCAGCTGCAACAGGCTCTAAGTTAGATGTAGGAGGTAGTACAGCAAATAATTTAAACCCAGCACCCGATAGTTTTAAATTTTTTAGGACTATATCTGATTGGTGGATGGATGGTGATTACAACCCATCAATAAACCCTTTAGGTAAATATTTTGTATCAAGTGGTGCTTATGCAGGTAGAACTACCTACAATGAAGAAGGTGAGGTTACATCAGGATTAAATTCACTACAATATAAGCTACAAGATTATTTTAATGGTAGCTTAAAACTATTTAATTTAGTTGGGTTTTTAGCAGAAGGGGTTTATAATTTTGTACAACCTAATAGTTTTACAGGATATACTTCGGGTACAATAAAGGGTTATAAAGCTTCAAGTAACTCTGATGAAAGTGCCGAAAATCTTAGTTTAATTTTAACTATAGACCAATCAAACAACGCTATAGTTAATGGTTCAAGTTTAACTTACGAACCAGCTTTAGAGAGTGTTCGTGTTTCTTATACTCAAGAAGAGTCTTTTAGTGTACCTGTAGGAACTGATTTAGAAACTCCAATTCAAGCAGGGTACGTTAGTGCTAATTCAGGTTTATTTACTTTAAATTATAACGCTCACAACCACACTAAAGTTTTAAAGTCTGATTTTAGTTTTAATGATGCTGACCACGATATATTTAATAATACATTTACTACTACATCTGCTTTAACTATAAAACTTACTGATGGTGTTGATGATTATTATTTACAAACACAATCAGATAGTGATACTTTAAAGTGGGTTCAAAGTAATTCTACTGCTTTAAGTATAGATGTTATAAGAGGTTATCTAGCAGCTGCACCATCAAATCCTTTAAACAACGAAGATTTAGTTTATGTGATTGGTGGTATATCAAATGACCCTGAATTTACAAGTGCTAATCAATCAACGAGTATGTTTGTGGCTGGTGGTGGTGGTGGTAATTTTCCTTGTAGAAGAGAATCTGATTATACATTTAGTGGTAATGTTTATTCATCTTTTAGAACTGTATTAAGATTTGAGTGTAATGTACAATCACCTCCTATAAGTGGAAAAGTGAGTGTAAAAACACAAACATCTAATGTTTATCATCAAAGAGATATAACAGGCATACACGGTATTGACCCTTTTATCCACGCACCACCTACACCTACATCAAATAAAACAAATGTAGTTACTTTAGAGTTAACCCCATCCGAAGAAAACGCATCAAACAATGCAGGTGCAGATATTGTATATACAGCTACTCAAACTAATACTCCTGCCTTAGAGTCGGTTGATTTAGGTTCGGTTATGATAGGTCAAACAGCAGTAAATGATTTGTATGCTGTTAAATATTATGACGCACCAAACTACCCTCCTGTTTTAGATGACTTTAGAAGAGGTAATTCAGGTACGTTTGAAAACATATTACAGCTTAGAGTAAATGAGTTTTTACAACTTCAAACTAAACCTTTAGAAATATTACAAGCTGATATACAATCAAGAGATATATCACCATTAAGAGTAATTAAATACTCTATTAATGATGATAGTGCGTATAAATATTATTCATTTTTAGGAGGTACTTTTAAAGCTCGTAGCGAGATTATGAGTGGTGAATGGTATAAAGTAGATGAAACAGCATCACCAATAATTTCACCTGACCCTGTAATTTCAAATGAGTTTGTTTACAATCCTGAGCCTACTAACGCTATTAACATCCCAACAGCCACTTTAAAACCTAATACTATAGGGGTGACTGATACTGCTTATGGTTCAAATGTTAGTGTAACTCAAATTAGTTTAGATGCTAATGTTGAGGGAAAATATTACGCAAATCAAAAATTGTTTTTAGCATCACCTGATGGTTCTAGTCCATTTGAAATTATTTGCTCAGCAGCTAAAAAGAGTGTAGATTATGTTGATGTAAATGCTTTTACACCTCCTAGAGATTACCCTGTAGGCTCTTTAATATTAGTAAAATCGGCTGACCTAACTAATGTAATAACTGATAATACAGCTTATCCTGCAACCGAATTTATATCAGGAGGAATAATATCAAATGAAATTAATATAACTCCTAATGAATTTAAACTAACAAATAGAGCAGGTACAGATGTTTATACAGATGATAATGGTGGTAGTGTTAAGTTAAGTAGTACATCACAATTAATGTTTGCTATAAAAATAATACCTAATGGAACTACAGCTACAAAAGTTAATGTATTTGGTTCAACTAATTTTAGTATTAGAGTATATAGTGGTCTTATAAATAATTTTACTACAACTAATATAGGTTCAGGAAATGCAAATACAGAGTTAGATATTACAGATTTAGCAGGAACAGGTAGAAATTACATAGTAATAGAAGCAAACACCTCAAATCTTACAGACAAGCTCTATGGAGCTACTATAACACTAGCATAATGGATAAGAACACAATAGAAATGGGATTTGCTCAAGTAATGGCAATCGGATTAAGTTTATCTGATGTAGAGCAATGGTTAAGAATATTATCTCTATGTTTAGCAATATCATTTGGTATTTACAAGTGGGTAGAGAAATTAAGAAATAAAGATAAAAAGTAAGGGTGCTGTGAATTTCTAGTTTTTATGCTACCTTTTTCAGCTAGATTTTCCCACCTTTACTAAAGGATTTATAAACAAGTAAACACAAAAATTATGCAACAACTATTAGATTTTTTATTAGCCAATGGAGCTGAGTTATTATTAGCAATTTTAGCAGTAGCTAGAATCGTAGTAAGATTAACTCCTTCGATTAAGGATAATAAAGTATTCGGATATTTAGATGATTTAATTGCGTTCTTCATAAAGAACAACGAGCAATCATCTGATAACCCTAAAAAATAAGTATTATGCCAGGATTCGGTTCAAAACTAATCGCTAAAGGTATTATAACTATACTACCTGAGATGTTCAAAGACCATAAAGGAAAGTGGTCATCGAAACGAACAGTATCGGGTGTGTTAGCTATAGCTGCTGTTAGTCAGATTGATTCAAGTGGAATCACTTGGCAAGTTCTTGTATTAGCTTTAATAGCTGTACTACCTCTGTGCTTTTTAAGAGGGGAAAAATGTAAAAAGTGTTAAGATAAAAATAGTAATTAAAAACCCTTTAAAAAATTAAGGAATTATGGGATTTGTACCAACTAATAAAGTAACTCAACAAGCAATTAAAGCTGTAGATGTAGTTCCAGCTACACAAGAAACATTAGTTATACCAGGAGCAGTATTATATATTGGAACTGGTGGTAACATAAAAGTAGATACAGTATCAGGCGATACGGTTACATTTAAAAACGTAGCAGATGGCTCAGTTTTAGCTGTTCAAGTTAAAAAAGTTTACAATACAGGAACATCTGCTAACGATATTATTGCTTTATACTAACCTTTAAACGACTTAGGTTATGTTAATAAAACTAACAAATACACTTAACTCTATTGTCCGAAGGGTTCTTGGTGTAATTAAAGACGGACTAAAGATGTGGCTACCTTTCGAGAATAGTGAGATTCTTGGGGAGGACTTAAATGAGGGTTATGACTTTACAAGTGGGTGGACTGAAATAGACATAACAGAAAAGACTGCTAATACTTTCAAGTCAGACCCTGATGGTGGTTTATATAAAACATTGGTAGAGGTTGGAAAATCTTATAAATTAACTATCGCAGGTACAACTGATGCTTCTAGTGGTATTCGTGTAGGTAATGCTAATGATAGTGTAGAGTATTATTCAACTTCATCTTCGGGTGTTTTTAGTGATACAATTACTTTTACATCGACACAAACTAATATATATGTAAAAAATAAAAGTGCTGGTGAGGCTACGATAACAACTTTTAAAATCCAAGAAGTAACTCAAATCGCACCTGATAAATCGGGTAACTCGAATGGGGCTACCTTATACACAGGAAAGGCACTTAGCTTTGATGGGGTTAATGATTATGTAGATTTAGGTGTACAATCAAATCCTGCAACAAATATGACCTTTGCTTGTTGGTTAAATCCTGTTGTATCAGCTAGTACATCGTATCAAACTATAATAGATTATGGTAAATTTAATGTTTGGCTTGAGGATAATGACACTCTAGTTGTTTATACAAACACAAGTGGAGCAGGAGTTAATTACACAATATCAGACTTAAACAATAAATGGTATAGGATTGTAGTATCAGTAAGTGGAACAACAACATCAGTATATATTGATGGTACTCTTATAGCTGCTAAAACAACAACTGCGTTGTCAGATAGTGCTTCACAATCTGATATTGGTAGAGATGGAACAACTAGATTTTTCGAGGGTAAACTATCAGATGTTCAAGTCTACGATGTAGCTTGGACTCAATCCGATGTAACCTTTGACTACGATAATCCTCAGCACCTTGTAACAGATAGAGCTGCTTCGACTATTGCCTTATCTAATCTCAAAGGTTATTGGCACTTGAGCGAGGGTGCAGGTGCGATTAATTACGATAGTTCAGGAGAGGGCAATAATGGTGCTATAAGTGGTGCAACTTGGTCGCCTAGACAAGCCACTATACCTCAACTTGGTTTAATGGATTGGAGTAAGCCAACGATAGGTTCAGATGTGGTTACTCTAATATCAGACCCTAATGACCAATCTAAAGACATCTTAGGTAACCTTGTTCGACTTAGAGAGCATAGTTTAAATTTAGATGGAAGTGGTTATGCAAAGGTAGATTCTGATAGTAGTTTAGATATTACTAATTATTCTATTGATGGATGGATTTATAATACAAATAATACAGTTAATTGGGAAACTATCCTAGTTAAACATACACAAGATAATTTTCAAATACTTGTAAAAGATTCTAATCTTACATATTATAGTCAGGTTTCAAGTGGTGGTTCTGGTACTAAAACATTAGCTAGTGTTTCTCTTAATGCTTGGACTTACTTTTGTATAACTGAAAGTAGTGGTACTTTAAAGTGCTACATTAATGATGATTCAACTCCAAAATTTGATGAATCAGTGAATCCAAGATTCGCTACTTCAGGACATATATATATAGGTTCTAAGGAGCTTGGCGATTATTCAAATGCTCTAATAGATGATATTAGAGTATATAATGGTGTTTTATCAGCAGATGAAGTTCTACAAAACCACAAAGCAGGATTAAACCAACATAAAACAGGAAGTTCATTTAGTGATGATTTCTCAAGTGATTACGGATTTTAAATAAATAGAAATGGCAAAACGAGATTATAAAAGTTCAACTTTAAGAAACGGATATAAATCCTTAGTAGGAACAAACAGAGATACTAAGGTATCAGTTGCTTCAGGCGATAAACGAACTAGAGCTGAGTTGCTTGATTCAATAGAGGACTTGTTTCAAGGTGGAGAGAACACTATTACTCCTGAAGATTTACGGGCAGTATTAACTATGATAGTATTATCTAACAAAAACTCTAGCGATGACAGGTAATTACAACTTATACTTTAGTATTACTAAAGAAGATTTTAAGAAAGCTATACCTGATAGTTTATTAGGTAAATACTCAACTAAATCGTTTGATGAAGAGGGTGAGGTTACAATAAATGTACCTGAGTCTTGGGAAGAGGCAGGGGAAGAAGGAGCGTTTTGTTGGGTACGAAAGAGTCTTAATTGGGATAAGCCAGGCGTAGCTAACTCTGAAAAGGTTGCTATAATTAAAGGTGAGTTTTCTATATTAGAAGGAGAACTTTCAGCTTTAATCGCTATGGGTGAGGGAAAAGAATTCCCGTATAACTCTGTAATGACAAAGCAAGAAGCTAAAGATTTAGTACAAACAAATCTATTTTTTGATGCTGAAAGCGTATCTTAATAGGCTTGATGAAGGAATAGACCAAACTCTAGGTCATCTCACTTTATGGGATGGCTTAGAGAAGGTTTTTGAGTGCGTTACTTTAGAGTTACCTTATGAACATAATATGACTAACATTAGTTGTGTTCCTAAAGGTGTTTATAAAGTTTTGCCAAGAACTTCGGATAAATACAAAAAACACTTTATATTAGATGATGTTCCCAATAGAAGATACATACTTATTCACCACGGAAACTATAACACAGACACAAGAGGGTGCATTTTGCTTGGCTCTAGGTTTGCACAAATCAACGGGGATTCTTTGTTGGATATTACAGCATCACGAAGGACTATCAATGACTTATTGGAAACCACCAACGGAGAAGGATTTAAACTAACTATATCTTAATCTATTATATGCCGAGGCTACCGAAACCAAGAAGAACTAAACCTAAGAATGAATCTTGGGGTGGTGACACTTCGTTTTATCGTAAAGCACCTTGGCGAAAGATGCGTGCTTATATTTTGTCGTTAAATCCATTATGCGTACATTGTGCCGATAAAGGGGAAGTTACTCCAGCAGATGTAGTAGACCACATTAAACCTATTAAGATGGGTGGTGAACCATTAAAGGAATCTAACTTACAAGGGCTTTGTCACAAGTGCCACAATAGAAAAACATACTATGAAAATAACCCCAACGCTAAGATTCAGGAGTAATTATGAAAAAGTTGTATGTGAACAGCTTGATGAACAAGACATACCTTTTCAGTACGAAAGTATCAACTTATATTATGAAGTTTCAGAGCAACGTAAATATACTCCTGATGTTATTTTACCGAATGGTATTATATTGGAGTTAAAGGGTAGGTTCACATCTAACGACAGGAAAAAGATGTTATTAGTAATATCTCAACATCCTACTTTAGATATTAGAATGGTTTTTCAAAGACACACGAATAAGTTATTTAAAGGAAGTAAAACGACCTACTCAGAATGGTGTGATAAACACAACATCAAGTGGGCAGATAAAACAATACCAAAAGAATGGATAAAGGAAACAAAAAAACACCCGAAGAAGTAGCTGAAGATGTATTCGGTAATTGGATTCAAGACTTAACCGAACAGGACCAACCTGAAACGTGTGGCATTGATGATGAAGATTGCGAGGCTTGTGGTAGTTAAAAAAAAGAGAGAGGACTAATTGTCCTCTTTTTTAGTTGTATTCCATTCGTATCGAAACGGTTTACTTTCCTCTAGCTCGATTAACTTCTGCAAGTACACAGCTAAATCCATTGCTTCTTCTTGAGCGTGTTTAAGCCACTCTAATCGACTTAAATCTTTTCGCTCCATCGTAGTACCATATTTCTCTTTACCTATTTCAGAACGCTTTAGAATCTTAAAGCAAACATTTTCTTCTATACTACTCATATCATCTTGATTTTATAATCTCGTAAAATACTGGGTCGATTTCTTTAATCTTTTGCTGTATCTCATCCCAAGCATCTTGAACCTCTTTATCTCCACCTATATCGTTTCGACTACCTGTATCTGAATTGGCTACGTTAGAACAGTTTTGTAATAGTAGTTTATCTATCTTAGTTCTGATAGACTTATTATCGTAATACTTTGCTGTAAGTTTTTTCATATCTATTTAGTTTTAGTTCAAGAACAAATGTAAACAAAAAAAAGAGAGAATCCAAACGACCCTCTCTCTTTAACCTAAACCTAAAACAAAGCTATGAATACATCACAACAATAATCAAATATACAAAACTTTTCCTTTACTATAATCTAAAAAAGTAATATACTTATAAACAAAACTCTTTCGACCAAACTCAGTAGATTCAGGCATCGTTCTCCAAAACCAATTATCTATCTTTGTTTTATTTAAATTAAATACTAATATACTTCCACAAGAAAAGAAATTAATATATAACCCTTGAGCTGACTTTTCATTCTTAGTTCGCCTTAATATCCTTTCATACTTGTGCATCTCCAATAGTAACCCTTCACTATATTTTTTCTTAGCAAAATCTAAACTAAAATTGCGTTGCTTCATTTCGCAATAGAACTTTCTATTATCCCACTCGTAAGTAAAATCCCAAAAATCATACTTTCCTTCAGAAGGGACACAATCAATTTTATACTTACTAGCAAATTGGTCTAACAAGTTAAGTTCTTTTTTATTCATATCTATTTTTTTAAAGTCCACAATAACCACTATCGCACTCGCTAAAATCATCAAAAGATAATTCTGCTTGTGGGTTGAAATTCATTATCTGCTTAAAAGTTACATCTTTTCTAAATGTATTTGGAAAGTTTAATTCCTCGATTTTAGAAAACCAAGCTATTTTATTAGGATGCTCTTGGTTCATTTTACTTAAAAACATTGGGCTTCTATGAAAGCACCCTACACAATTATTATAATAACCTTTAGGAAAGTCTATTTCTTTATTTTTATTCCAGTAGTCTTGTATTGCTCTATTGTCTATACCATTATCAATTAAAGGAAAACTAGGTTTTCTCCACTCTACCATACCCCACTTATTACGAGTACCTGATTTACCTACAACTACTTTAATCTCTTCTAATCCGTTTTCATTTAATCTATTCAACATATTTGTCTGCCTTCGCTCTTCTCCTTTACGAAAACCAATCCTCATATCACAAACTTCATTTATATTTTTTCTCCAATAATCAAATATAGGCAACATTTTTAAATGTGTAGTGCAATAACGGACCATTAGATTCGGCAAATAACCTCCTTTATTATTAATTACATCTTCAAATGCTTCTCCAGTAATCCAATCAATATCAATCTTTTCAGAAAGTTGTAACATTATTTTTATAATATGGTCTTGTTCTGTTGTACCAACAAACTCACACCCTATCTTATCACTTACAATCTGTCTTATTTTAGGGTCAGGATAAATACAAGATTTGTCATTGGTTCTAACTAAACTAAATACATTGTAATCGGCTGGATAATTTAATGCAATATAACTTGATGACTTACCTCCACTTAATGAATTTACTGTTTTCATTTTATTCATCATCATTTAATTTAGTTAATAAATCTAATTCGTGTTTCAATTCTATAACAGCATTAGCCATCTCTAATTCATTCGCTTGGGCTAACACCTTTTCTCGCTTAAATTGCATCATCATAAAGTAAACCCAAGTAAATGCTTGGCTACTTTCCTCAAGTACCTCTAATCGCTTCTTCATCTTCTCAGCTTGTGGGTGATTAGAATAACTCACATACTGGTCACGCATCTTCGCTAACTCTGTTTGATGCGATATAAACTTATCCATACTACCCATCTCGTCTAGGTTCGGGTCGCAATCTCTTAATAATTGGATTGACTTTAGTGTAATTTCATCAG